GAACAAAAAATCATCAGGACCGGTAAATTAGAAGACTTGTCATCCGAACAATTAGAATCCAGATTAAAACAAATCATCAATGAATACTCACCGATCCTTGAGGGGGTTGAGGTAGATGAATTAAAAGTTAAAGTTAAGAAACAAAAAGACCAAAAAGAATTAAAGCTACCAAAGTTAGTAACGCCAATTCTACACGAGGACGATCAAGTTTCAGCAGAGTCCGATATTTAGTCTTCGTCTTCATCATCAGAATAATCATCGTCTTCATCCGGTTCGTAGCTTTCGTCTCCGTTGCAAACGCACTTATCTCTAATCATCTCAATGTCTTCCAATATTCTATCTAAAATATCTTCTATTGTTTCTGATTTTTTCTTAGCCATGTTGTCTCCTGGTTAGATGTTTATTTTTTGAAGTAGCTTTATACACCCAACTGGGTACACATTTCTATCACTAAATGATTCTTCTTTGCTATCATAAGACGCAAATGTTCTAATACATTGTTTATCCTTACTAAAAATATATCCATAGCTTATCATTTCAGCTGGGGCCAACTTCATAAACTCAATAGAATCAGCATGGCCGGTGTCGCCAACGATGTCCACCCATACTATTTTAAAGAAATAATACAGTTTGTTGTTTATTTTCAACGATTTATATTTAGATTTTTTAGATTTTACCATAGATCAAACTTTACTATATAGTACTTACCACAAGTATTTAATATTATTAAACGTGAAAAAGTTCTCAGATTTTGTGTCTTTGTGTAAACTTGTAATAAGTCTTATAAACCAATGTCTTATTCGGTTACACTTTGTCACAACGACACAAGTCATCATATAAGTTATTGAATTTAAAGGTTTATTTGACATTGTGTTTTGTGACTCCTATTTTATCCTATACTTATCGGCTTTTTGTTTACTACTTTCACATAACTCTATATTTTTAGCCACTTTTTTTACCTCATTTAACCACTCATTATACCCTCGCTGCTTGCCGCTCGCTGCTAGACCCCAGTAGCTTGCTGCTAGAGTGTCTAATCTTGCAACCTCTGATTGTAATACCTTCATTTTTGTTCCCCCCTTAATTCTTTTTCTACCTTTATTTTCCTTATTACATTTCTTGAATTATACGAGTTACCTTTCCTTTCCAAAATAGGTGTATTACCTACTTGAGGAAATACTTCTTTAATTCCAGATTGATCCAACTTTTTATAATGGGTAGAAATTTTAAATAAACCTTTTTTAATGATTTGATCCACCCTAGACCTAGTAATACTAAATTCCTTAGCTAAGTCTTCTGTATTTTTGTTTTCAAAATAAAATCCTCTGATAATCATTTCTTCTCTAGGATTTAGTGTCTCAGCCATAATACTGGACAATACCCTACTAACATCTTTTTCCATGAGAAATAGTTCTGCATTTTTTGTAGGTAAAGAAGAAATAGAAGCCATTTGGGATTCACTCATGTCCATTTGAAATGAATGTTTTTTAAAACCCTGTAATTGTCTTTCTGTAAAAGCATCTTCTAGGTTTAAATCTAATTGACTCAATAAATCAATAGTGTGTGGAGATAATGTTCCATTATCTCTTAATGGTTTTATCTTACCACTAATAAGTGATATTAACCATGAGTAATTTAATCCCGTTCCCATACAAAATTGTCTGGAAGAACGATATCCTTTTTCCTCCATCGCCCGTAAAAGACGATTGTTTCTTATGTTTATTTTAACCCTGTAGTCCATGTTATTCCTTTCTATTTATTTATATCTAATATCCTAAACTATTGATTAGGGATTAATACTGGTCATAGTGTCGCATCAGAGGTAGCTGCTTTCATCTCATAATACTGATCTACTCTCTCTAACCATTTCCATTTATGCTCCCTAAATTCTTTACCATTAATAATAAACCTTTGAAAGAATAAATCTGCGTCTCCCGGTTTCGTAGCCGGTGGAGTACACATCAGGATAACCCCTTGATCTATCTCCGTATCATAGACCGCGTTGTGGGCCATAGCATATGCAACCATTTGCAACTTATAATCTTCAATCCATTCTGCTCGTTTAGGCTTATTAGATTGCTTAAAATCAATAATAGATTCTCTTCCCATATAAACACCACATAAATCAGTGGCCCCTGCATACAATCCTGGATAGTACAAAGTGCATTCAGAGCCCCATATCTCCTCCAAATCACCAAATCCTTGGCTAATGATCGTTTCTGCCATTCTCTTAGCCTGTACGCCTAAATCTGTTAGATCTAAGAGGCCTTTTCCCTCGATATGATGCTCTAAATACGTATGCATAGCCGTACCCCTATTTCCTGCACTATTTTTAATATGTTCTGCTTCATTTATTACAACTCCATTTTCTAATGTAATAAAACTGTTTTTTAATTTATTCTTCCACTTCTCCAAGGACGCTCGCTTCTCGTCGCTTTGTGTAGCACTCAAGATGGTAGTAACCGAAGGTAGCTTCTCTTCTCCAATGTCATAGTGTCTAGCATCATTAATCAAAGACCGCATGGACTTCGGGTACTCATATAGTTTATTCCATTTCATTAATGTAATTTATCCTTATCTATATTAATTAATTTTCTCTCTTTAAGAGCTATTGAATGGTTATAACCATTAGAAGATCCAAAATAATGTGTATTACGTTTAATAGAATTTCTAGCATATTCAGTATTGAAAAGATAATTAGCTAATTTTCCACAATAATCAGAATGTTCATCATTTAATACCATATAATCATAAACTGGATCAGTTTTTATCAGTCCTATTTTTTTTAATTTCTCCAACGCCTCATTATAAATATTTTCAGGTATAGTTAAATAATCTGTTTCTAATAAAAACACCTTTGGTTTTTTATTTTTAAGCAACATTTCATTTTTAAAACGTTTTTTATTAAACCTAAAAACATTACCAATTGTTCTTCTATAAAGTAAACCAATAAGAATACTTAAGGATGCGGTATTAATTTTGTTTTTAAAATCTAATAAATAAGTAAAAGGTTTTACTTTCCATTTTCTACCCAATGTATCTAACCCATCAAAAAAGTAACCTATATTTTTTAAGGGTATTATTTTTACCTCTTTCCCTTGGTAAAAAGCCTTTATGGTTAGTTTATTTTGTATCATTTTTATCTCCTTTGTTATTCCATTTCATCGGTACCGTACCTTTCTTTTACAATTTCCAAAAAACGTTTAGCCGTTTTTGGTGATATATTACGTTTTTCACTATTAGCCTTCCAACTGATAAACATAATATTTTTTTTACTATAGGGCCCAGAAGAAATAATTCTGTCTTTAGATATATTAGTACTGGTTGTTTTTTTATTAGACTTTCCTAAACTTAGTCCTCTTATTCTAGTCATTTCAAAGCCGTAAAAAGGGCATTTGGTTCCATATACTTTTTGTTGTTCTATCCAACACTTAAAAAATTCCTCATAATTTGTAAAGTCATTTCCATGCGCTGATTTTATAATGTTGCCCCACATTTGTTTAAAAAAACCTCTTTCACTTTTTAAATATATTAAGTCTGCTTCTGCCTTCTTAGTTTTATTTTTATTTTTATATTTATTATTATACTCACAATAACAGGTGATGCATTTAGCACTGTAATTATAAATACCTACCCTTGAAGTTGGGGTAGTATAAAAATGTTGGTCATCTCTTGGATAAGTTTTTTTACATGTTTTACAAGTTTTATTAATTAAACTTGAATTAATAAATTTCTTTCTAAGGGTCATAATTTATCGTTCATATTGTTTTCTGTAAGCCTCCTGCATTTCTTTAGCTTCTTTCATCATACGTTTTAATTCTTTCTTATATCGTTTGTCTTCAATGCGCTTAGGTTTATTAAATTTATTTAAGTGCTTTGCGACTGGGTTTGTAGACACGGTATATTTTTCTCCAACTAAGGTTTGACAAATAACATCCTAATTTACTTACTTGATTCCAATACCCTTTTCGTATGGCCATACTCATCTTGATAAATAACATAATGATCCTTTCCATCCCAATAATATCCTACTACCATGCTAACCACATTCCTAAAAAAAATGCAATCGAATGGGTAATAATAACCGTTTTATGTTTATACAATAGATTTTGTATGTTTTCTTTAGTGATAGGCTCTCCAAATATAATCATTATTGTTTCCTGGTTACGAATTGTAAAGTGCTCCAAATCATTTCATACGTGAGAGGTATCTCACCAGAATTTTTGCAGGTAATACAATCCTGTTGTTTACTTTCATCTTTAGTGTTTCCTAAATATCCATTGCCATTACATTTGTGGCAAATAACGGATCCGCTCATAGTCGTTCCAACCTTTCTTGAAATTGTTGTTGTCTAATTTTACCACCCATTATTTTATGAACCCGATCCGCATCCATATTCAACGCTTCACACACTGTTTCAAAAGATCCTTCTTTGGTTTGAAACCAATTACGTGCTTCTTGTATATCCGTAAGTTCAGTAAATACTTTGTACTTACCTTTTTTTGTGACATTAGGAGCATGTAACGCATCATAAACTGCAGTGGCCATAACCGCTCTCCACAATTTTTCTTCTGCTGTTAATTTATGGTCCTGTAACTCTATTTGATTTTTATTTACTAAGTTTTCCATTTAGTTTTTTTGCTTTCTCGTTGACTATTGTTTTTATTACTTGGCTGCGACTTAATGTCACTTCCGGCATTAACTTCGTTTGAAGTTGGGTAATGGTCGCGTAGGTTTTATTGTCTACGGTTACATTACTGTACTTGCGCGTGTCCGTCATTTGTTGTACCTTTCTTTAGTTTTATATTATTTTATATTATTATATATAGGACTTTACTATATTAAAGTCAAGACTATGGAAACTTTTATTATGATAGTTATGCTGTGTCATATTGGCCCTATTGGCCAAGAAGCATGTATACCTATGGTAGAAAACCCTCCTGTTTACTATAACACAGAAAAAGAATGTAATAACGCTTCTATAAAGAAAAGGAAATCAATGGCGAATATTGCAATACAAAATAATATCGCCGTCACTGGTATTTATTCTACTTGTTTAGAAGATAAATCCAAACCAGGTGCTTAGGGTTTGGATTGCTGGGCTTAGGTCTTTCATTATATTCAAACATTACATACCCGTATACTTAAAAGAATTAAAATCATCTATTGTGTCGTTCATTTTTTTATTGAAACCTACCCATAAGAAGGAAGAGTATTTAATCTTAATTATTTTTATAATATTCATATTTTTTGTTTGCGATGTTTAACTCGGATGGCCTTGACCACGTTCTGATATCTTTCTCTTTTTATGAGTTTTAGAATGACGACCCGGACGTTTTCTTTTATTCGTTAAAATATGTGCAGTTGCTATTTTTGATTTTTTAGCCATGATTTATCATTTTCGGTTATTCGTAAATATTTAATAGATCCATTAACATACTGTCTAGTATCTTCTCCACAAATAGTACACTTATAATAATCTTCTACTACAGAAACTAATACTGAATTTTGTTCACACTCTGGACATATCCCATAGACCGCTCTAACATGGCCTAAATTGAACCCTTCCGTCATTCTTCTAGGTCTCTTTTTTACCATGGTTTGTAAGTGGTCTTCCCTTCCTCGTCTCTCGCTGCTCGCAAGACTTGATTTCGGTTCTCGCCAGAATTCCAAGACACATGAATCCAGCCACTTTCGGGCTCACCATCTCGATAAAACTCGAGAATGAGTTGATCAAATTCTAAATTATCCCTGATCCACTCCGCTAATTCTTTGTTGTCGGTTCCAGCCACTTCGATATCTGCTGCTTTACCTTCAATGTGTTGTGATTTAATAGAGCTGCCAATGGCAATATTTAATTCACCTGAACGATATCCAGAGGAAATTAATACCGGAGAATCAAATTGTGACCGAATGGGTTGCAATACATTGACACAAAGTGCCTTTAAATTATCTATGTGGGCAGGTGAAGGGTTGTTAGATATCCCTTTTCGCTCAGCCACTTGGGATTTAACTAACTCACTTAATTGAAAATTTGCTGAAAGTTTCATTATTTTTTTATATCATAAAACATATCATTAGTGTCATCTGTTTTCCAGTCTTTGTTCTCTACGTTCCAAGTCGTAGTTTGGACCTTGTAGTCCGGTTTAGCGTCACTAGTAGTAAAACTAGGAATGTTCCACAGAATACGATTATTAGGCTGAGCTGCATAATTACCGTTATCGAGAGCCAAAATGTGTGCACACTTATGTTCGTGAGGAATTTCAGAATGTTCTGTATCCAAAATATTGGAATCTGGATGGGCCCAATCAATAGTAAATAAATATTCTCCGTGATATAATTTTTTATCTTTACTCATAAATTTTCCACGTTGGCCACTTAAAAAATCAAAAGTAGTAACAGCAGGATAGTAACTAAAACAGTTCCACAATTGTAACGAGTCAACTGACATATCGGGCACTTCGGATCTAGAAAAACGTTTTTGGAAAAACGCCGAGATAGGCAGGCGATAGTATACCGCACCGTTTGGTAATAAGGCATGAAACAAGATGGCTTTGCCGGAGATTGATGCAAACCCGAAGACCACACACTCCTCACTTTCTCCATGATGATTTTTAAGATCATAAAGATACTCTTTCCTAACGGAACAATACAGTGGTGGTATATTTGAATTAAGATATGCCATAATTTATCCATAGATATCACCCCAGGTTTTACCTGATTCATAATCTACTTTATTTGGTACTGCTAATGTAACAGCATTTTCCATGATTTCAATTATTTTTTTAGCCTGTTCTGGAGATTTAACAGAGATATCTAGTTCATCATGTATCTGGATATGTGGTATAATTCCTTCATTATATAAATCTAGCATCGCTTTCTTGGTCATGTCCGCTGCGGAACCTTGAATTAATTTATTTAATGCTTTGTAAGTCATAGCTCTTTTAATTCTTCCCCGACCATAGGTTCGTTCTGCCTCTTCAAGAGTCATTGGTGTATGCATACCAAATGTTTTTGGTTCCCATTTATTAAATCTACATCGTCTACCTAATAAAGTTCCAAGAGATCCAGAAATTTGTACATCCGCTGAAGTTCTATTCATTAGTTCTTTAACAAAAGGTACATTCTCATGATACTGATTAAATAAATTTTCCGCTTCTTGTTTCGTACTCAAACCAAGTTCAGCTTGTAATTTTGCTTTCCCCATACCATAAAATAATCCTAAGTTAATAGTCTTCGCTTGGGATCTAGAGATGCCCGCCATGTCAGCAACCGTTTGATGAAAGTCTACCTCATTGTTTTTAAATTTTTCTACCATCTTAATAACAGATTCATTAAAACAAATAGGTTCTGTAGAAGCCGCATAGTGAACAACCAATCTAGGTTCTTGCTGTGAATAATCAAAACAACCCCAAGTATGATTTTCTTCTGGTAAAAACAAACCTCTAATCATAGGACCTAATTCTTTATTACGCGCTGGAATTTGTTGTAAGTTAGGATTAGAATAACTAAATCTACCGGTAACGGTTCCCCCTTGATCAGATCGAATAGGGTTAATATCCGCATGAATACGTCCTTTATGAGAGTGTTTTAAAATAGTATCAATAAAAGTAGTGTGAGCCTTGTTTAACTCCCTAGCTTTTGCTATCTTCTGTACTAAAGGATGTTTATGTTCTTGAAGAAAATTTTTAGTGAAAGAAGGAGCCTGTGTTTTCTCTGTTAACTCATAAGGTAAATTTAGTTTTTGAAAAACTTTGGCAATGGATTTTGCTGCCCATATTTGAGTGTCTATTCCTGTTCCTTGTTGTACCTCTCTTAACAATATTTTTTCTTGTGTTGATAGTTTTTCTTTCAATTTGTGAGCGCTTTCAACATCTACTCTCACGCCTTTAAATTTCATATCAATCAAACAAGGAAAAAGTTGAGTTTCTAAATCAAATATTTCTGTTAAATTTTGTTTGTTAATTTCTCTAGATAATACTTTAAACAATTCTAAGGTTAGTTCCGCATCTTTTTCTGCATAGCTTCCTACATACATAGCCGGAAGTTTATACATTTCTGATTTTGCGTCTACTCCAGCTGCTTCGGCTGCTTCTTTTAAACCTCGTTCATCTTTAACTTCTCTTAGATATTCATAGCCAATACTATTTAAAGTATAAGAGAAACGATTCTCATCAATCAAAGATGACATCACCATAGTATCTACAATATGGCCATTGATGTGGATCCCCGCTGCTCGAATCCAGCACACATCATACATAGCATTGTGAAATATTTTAGCGGCATCGGTTGCGCACACCTCTTTAAACCATTCTAATACAATAGTTTTATCTAGGTTTCCTTCTCTATGAGCGATAGGATAATAACCAGACCAGCCTTCTACGGCTACTGCAATACCAATAATTTCTCCGTGACCAATAATGGCCCCAGATCCTTTTGTTTTTAAATCAGGATCTCTAGTTTCTAAGTCAATCGCAATATATTTTGCTTTACTTAAATCGGGAAAACTATCTGGACATATCCACTCTGTTGCTGCTTCAAACATAAAAATAAAAATAAATAACACACATGGTTACTAAAAGAGCAAAATTCATGTAAGGCTCCACCCGATTTTATTTCTAAGACTCATTTTTTAACCTTTCTATTTCTAATTCACAATAATGAATTACTTTTTTTAAATCTTCCACTCCGTTTTTATCTTTATAACGAACCACGTACTTGATAACATTTCCCTGAAAGAAACTCAAGTCATTCGCAGTAATAAAAGTATAGGGTTGAATTTT